GGTTTCGTAGCGGCGTGAATATGAGTCCGTCCGTCGCGTACGGCGGCTCTTCAAGCTTTTCAATCTCGGCAAGCATGCGCATCTCCTTCACCATGGTCACAAACGGCGTCTTGGTCAGAATCGTTTTACAGAGCGCGCGCGCCTTCATGAGTCGTTCGGACAGGGGCATCTGCATGAGCGACTCTCCTCGAATCATCATCGCGTCGTGTACCAGAAACACTTGCTTGCCGTCGTTTCGCGTGACGAGCTCACCGTCCAACAGCGTATCCTTGGGCAATGTGTATGTGAAAAACTCCATCTTGTACGATCGATCGATAAGTGCCGCGCGCTTCACACCCTCTTCAGTTTCGCAGCACGCAAAGAGTTTCCGTACGCCATCCATCTTGTGGCACACGAGGTAATCAGACTTTTTCAAGAGCGGAAAGTGGCACCGCTCAATTGAAACAGGCTGAGGTCCGGGAAAACGAGTCGAGTCGTTCGGCTCTCCCCATACTTTATTGATAAACGTCCGGAGTGCAAGGGCTTCGCCCATTCTGTACTTGTAATGACACGTGTATCTTCTCTATAAGACTCGACAACACAAAACCTCGGTTTTGAGCGAGCCCTTGATGTCCTAGTTTCCGAGACGTACCATCTGCGTCTCGAGGATATTCCCCGGACACTCGTGGATGATGTGACACACCACCTGTGCCTTTGTGAATGCACCCATCTTGATGTTCATACGAATCAGCTGATCGAAGAGTGCCTCGTATGAATCGGTCGCAAGCTTCACTTGAACCTTCTCACCGCGAATCTTCTTGTCGATCGGCTTTGTGTCCATCGCCCATACACGCGCAGCTGTCCTGGTCACCTCGTACAGACCGTCGCCCCATTTCTTACCGACGGACGTATCGAACGTCAAAGCGCGCTGGTGAACAGGCTCCTTGGACCCCGCGAGTGTCTTTGTGCGAAACATGTCCCAGTCAATCCCCTCCTTCACGGCGGGGCAGACCATCACGCGGATGTCCTTCTCGAACGGATCCAGCAAACGTTGGAGCGTCTCCTCGTCAATGTTCGATGCGTAATCAAACCAGAGGATCCGCTCGCCCGTCTTGATCAGCTTCGCCAAACCGGACATGTCCGTGACAAAGTGAATTTCAACATGAATCCCCTTGTGCATGGCGTGCATGTTGATGTTCATGAGCGCATGAAGCGTCGTTGCCGCGATTGACTTGTTACGGGTCACGACACACAAGTGCATTGCTTTAACTTCTCACGTCGCCTTTAACTCGATCGTGAATGGCATGGCAGTTGTAGTTACCGGAAGGGTGATACCGGACGGTACGCCACTGGACGTGTACACAATCACGGGGTTGGTCGTCGTCGTATATGTCCCCGACACGATGACATTTTGGGTCAAAGGATCGATGGCGATGGACCGACACGTGACGGTCGACCCTGCAGATCCGATTCGAACCGACCAGACGTAGGCACTTGTCGACGAGTATTTGACGACGAAACCATCCTGAGTTCCGAGACGCGTGAGTGACGCCGTACCGATCGTACAGATGGGACAGGTGTACATCCCGCACGCGTACACACTGCTCGAGGCGTCGGATCTGCACGCCGACGGAATAGTCACACCTGACGCGCCACCAATCACGATTGTCCATGCCGTGTATCCACTGAGAGTATACTTATTCAGGATACCGTACGTATCTGTCGTGGTTGGACACAGAAATGCGCTGGAAATGCCAAGGAGACCGGGAGGTGCTGATGCCGCCGATGTGTTGTACAGCACGGCACCATAGCCGCGTACAGTCCCACACGTAATGATGTTTGACGTTGCGTCGTATGTCACGCTGAGCATCTGGATGTTCGAACTCACCTGTTGAGCAAGCATCTGGATGTTGCCGACGCTCGTATACGTCGCCACGAAGCTGTTCACGGTTGGTAGAGTCACGTCGACCGGTGCTGGGTACAATCCGCTCGTCGTATCCGACCGCGTGAGTTGGTAGCCCGAACTCAGCGTCCCGGCCGAATTGAATGGCGAAAACAGGTTGGACGTGAAATAACCAGTCATGGCCGTGAGACCGTTGATCGACGTGGCGATCGACGTCACAAACACGTTTCCTAGGTTTCCCGACGCTGGAGCTGACCCCGCGGCACCCGAAATCCAGTTGAACGTCCCCGCCTTGGCAAACTGTGCAATATATGTGTGTGGCGAATACACGCCGCTCGTCGATCCGTTGTACGTCGTCCCGATGGTCGATCGCGAGACGCCGCTCGTCGTGACTGCAGTCGAGTTGGACGTGAATGCGACATACACATTACCAGCCAGGTCGCTCGACAACGAGAGAAGATTTTTGTACGCCGGCAAAGCGAGTCTCGCATCGGCACCTTCGGACCCGTTTGCAGTCCCGGCAATCGGAAGGGCCCACTGAGGCGTACCTGACAGTGTATTCAACTTCATGAGAAACATGTCGTACGTTCCGGCGGTCGTCGCAAACACCGTCCCGAACGCAGTGCCTGCATTTGCACCCCCGGCAGTCGCGCCGTAGTACACAGTGATGTTCTGCGTGATTGTCGGCGAGTAGTTTGTTCCGGATACGAGGAGATCACCGTACGAGTCGATGCGCAAAGCGGTTGCGTTCGTAATGCTCGATCCGGGTCCACCCATGAGAACAACCCATTGTGCCGTACCAGATTGATCATACCGAACGATGTACGCTGTATTGGTCGAACCGGTCGACTTTGTGTACGTGTTGAATAGTATGCCGTTCTTGTTGTAGACGGCCATCGTCGCAGTGCTGAATGTGCCGCACGTGTACACATTCCCGGATGCATCAGCAACCGTCGACGAACCACCGAGTGCACCTGTCCCACCCGTTCCAGTGTAATACAGCGAAAACACACCGTTCCCGGGTGCCGGGAACACCTGGCCCGTCGTGAGACCGTTGATCAGACCAGTCACGGATCCACCCTCCTGTGCCTGGAAAAGCACTTTGCCATGCCCGCCCTCGACGTGAAACACGTTGTACGAGCGAGCGTAAATACGCACTTCACGTCCATAGTTGGACGGTGAGAGTGTTAAATCGTGCTGCTGCGTATCAAATGTCGAAAAATTGAGCGTACCGGTCGCTTGCTCGTACTCGGGTGCAATTGCAAACGAGTACATGTAAAACTGGCTGTCGGGTATGCGCGTATGAAACTCGAGTCCCTGAATCACGCGAAGGTAGAGCGGCGTCGCATAGTCTGGCGTGATGAGATCGCTCATGTCACCCGTCAGACGGAGCGACACGAGATGGTCAGTTCCACCCGTGTTTGTATAGTCGTAGACGTTCGACGCATTATCAGCCTGGATCACCCAGAAAAGCTCAGAGACGCTGTTGACAAACTGGGTCAGGAGTGAGTATGTTGATTGGTACGAACTCACCGGAATGCGGAACCGAACGAGCTGGAACGTCTGTGTAAAGTACGAAAGAGGTGTCGACGTCATATACTCGCGCTCCGCCTTGGACACGTAGACGTAATCGACAAAAAGGTCAAGCTTCACAGATCCCGTGTATGACATCACATTTGTAAACACGTTTGACGGATTGAACACGACGCGTAGCGTGGGTGTTTCATCGAGGGCGACGAGCGGAATGGTCTTGAACGGCATTTGAATAAAGTAGGATGCCAGATTGCTCGTGATCCCTTTGCCCAGAAGAGTAGTCAAAGCCGATTGCTTCGCCTGAGGCACGGTAATCTCATTGAGCATGTTCATGGTTTCGCCATAGTGGCGTTCGAGCACCTGGTCCTTGTACATGAGTTCGACCCGGTTGAGCATTGCCGTTCCCACGGATGGCTGAACAGTTGTCGGCGCGTCGCTCGGCCACGTGACCCTAAGAAACATCGTGTTGACGAGATCACCCGTCTTGGGAATTCTTACGGTGACGTCGTTTCCGAATGATATGTCCTTGTCAAATTGGACACGAATGGTCTGTGTCGCAAACTGTGCAGGAGCTGCCTGCATCTCTAGTCTTTACGCAGAATATTTTACGATGAATGTGTCGTAGGTACCACGTGCAGTGAGCGCTAGACCGCTCGTTGTTGAATTATTGTTGTAAAAGTTTGTCACGGTGTTGAACGACCCGGTTGCCCAAAGCACGCCGGCACGTCGATCGTACGAAACACTTCCACCGAACGTCTTGCTTGTGCTCGAGAGTTCGTCCATCTGGACAGCCCATGCAAGTGCACCCGCGGGTGTATACTTGGCGACGTAGCCGTCTTCGCCAAGCACGACGAACGTCTTGGTCCCACCAAATATGGTTGTGCCAAACATGAGTCCGGTTGCAAACACGTTGGAAAAGGCATCGACTGCAATACCGAGTCCATAGTTTGGACTGTTTGACGTTGTCGTGATCAGTTGAATCCATTGTCCCGTCCCGGCCGAGTTCCACTTGGCGACGTACGCACACGACTTTGTGATTGCGCCCGTCGAAGCTGCACTCGCCGTACCAGGTTGAGTGTAAAGGTCCCATGTACCGTTGAGTATGCCGCCCGTCACATTGACTGACAGATCGAGTGCGACCGCAACAGACACGGGCCCTTGACCACCTGCGCCGATACGCGAGACCCACGTGACACCTCCGGCCGTCGTATACTTGGCGACAAAGGCGTCCTGTGACCCGGTCGACCCACCGATCGCTGTTGTTGCACCGGCCGAGTTGTATACGTTGAGTGCACTTCCACCTGTCCATGCCCCAACGA